CTTTATAAGGACAAAATCTTGGGATGTTGTTATTATGCTAGGATTCCTTCTAGCGATTAGTTTTAGTAAATTACTTTTTTGATTATGAGCAACTTCATCTGGGTTGAGAAATATCGTCCTAAGACGATTTCTGAGTGTATTCTGCCTACTGCTACAAAGAAGACGTTTCAGGATTTCCTAGATAAGGGAGAGATTCCTAATATGCTACTTGCTGGTCCTCCAGGCATTGGCAAGACAACAGTAGCAAAGGCACTCTGTAATGAACTTGGAGTAGATGTTTATGTCATCAATGGATCCGATGAGGGACGATTCCTTGATACTGTCAGAAACAATGCGAAGAATTTCGCTTCGACCGTATCGCTTACATCAGATTCTAAACACAAAGTCATCATCATTGACGAAGCTGACAACACATCCAATGATGTACAACTCTGCTTACGGGCGTTTATTGAGGAGTTCGCTGGCAATTGTAGATTCATCTTTACCTGTAACTACAAAAACAAAATCCTTGAACCCCTCCACTCCCGATGTGCAGTCATTGAATTTGGAATTAAAGGAAAAGACCGACAATCTATTGCCGCACAATTCTTCAAGCGTCTCCAAGAAATCCTGGGTGCAGAAGGTGTTGAATATGATAACAAGGTCCTGGTAGAACTTGTCAACAAACACTTTCCTGATTGGCGTCGTGTACTCAATGAGATTCAGCGATACTCAGTTAGTGGAAAAATTGACTCTGGTATTCTTACTACGTTTTCTGATGTTGCTGTAAATGAACTAGTCAAAAATCTTAAGACTAAAAACTTTGCTGAAGTAAGAAAGTGGATCGTTAGTAATCTAGACAATGATACTACTGTACTTCTGCGTCGTATTTATGATTCTCTTTACGAATCCTTGGTCCCTGGTAGTATTCCTGCTGCGGTCCTTGTTTTAGCTAAGTATCAGTATCAGGCAGCATTCGTTGCCGACCAAGAGATAAATATGCTTGCTTGTTTAACCGAAATTATGGTGGAGTGTGAATTCAAATGAAAAAGAGTCAAAAGCATCATCATCACCATGTATCCAGCAGAATACATCAGGTGAAGTCACGATTTTATTATGTATTTTGGGGCATTGCAACTGTTGCGGTTGTTCTGGGACAATTATATGTTGGAACTGGATATCGTGTATTACATGGTGATATGCAAGAACTATTCAACAAGGTTGATGGTGTTCTTCTTCGTGCGGATGAACCGAACTACCTATGAATTTTTTAAAAACTGACAAGAGTAATTTAGTTGAACCAAAGGTAAAAACTACTCCTCAAAACGTGAAGGAGGCCAATTTGGCACTATTTCGTGCTATAATGAGTTTGCCCGCAGCCGCCAAGCACTGCGGCATGACCCAGAAGGAAATGAAATTGACCTTCTGGGAATTTTTGAAATACAACGAACCTGATTATGAAATCGAATCTGGACATCAGTCTGATCAACCTTGAAGAGTTCTTTGGTTGCGTTAACGCCACCAATACAACTCAAATGAAATCAAACGCCTTCAAGACCATTCGCACTTGGTTACAGGAAAAGTCCTTTGCCAAGTGGAGCGGTGGTCAACTTCAGTATGTGGGTGACTATAAAGATGGTGTTGACTTTACTTCTGTAGATAGTGTCAACTATGAGATGAAAGGAAAGCTTAAGATGTTCAATAAGAATGGCAGCACGTCTGCTATTGACTTGAAGAACTTTCGTGGTGAAAGTAAGGTAGTAAATAAGACATTTGATTATATGCTTCTTGTAGATACGATGTCCATGAGTATTGCTATTACAGACTGGGATACTGTTGAAAAGCGTATTTACTTCACTGAGAAGTCACCTGTTGCTAAGTTCAAACTACAACCAGGAGAGTATATTATGCTTGCCAAAGATATTAAACCTGCAGAGAAGAAGATTTCCTCTGCCGAAATTCTTGACAATCTTCAGGAAATTCTGTAATGAAAGCATACAAGACACCTCTTCGTTATCCTGGTGGTAAATCTCGTGCTTGCACTAAGATGGATCAATACTTCCCCGATCTTCGGGAGTATGATGAGTATCGTGAACCATTCCTCGGTGGTGGCAGTGTAGCAATTCATGTAACCAAGAAGTATCCGACTGTCAAGGTTTGGGTGAATGACCTGTATGAACCTCTGGTAAACTTCTGGAAGGTCCTTCAGAGTGATGGGCAGAAGATCCGTGATGAACTTGTTCAGTTGAAGTATCGTCATCCTGAACCAACAGCGGCAAAGAATTTATTTCTAGAAGCAAAGGAGTACTTGAACAATGAAGCACAAAGTGAACCCTTTCATCGTGCCGTTAGTTTTTATGTTATTAACAAGTGCTCTTTTTCTGGTCTCACTGAGTCCTCATCCTTTTCTGCCCAAGCATCTGACTCAAACTTCTCAATGCGAGGAATAGATAAACTACCTGGATACTCTGAAATTATCAAGAACTGGGAAATCACCAATCTTTCCTACGACAAACTCTTGGATGAAGGTTCGAAGAAAACTGCTTTCCTTTATTTGGACCCTCCTTATGATATCAAAGATAATCTCTATGGTAAAAAGGGATCTATGCACAAGGGATTCGATCACGATCTTTTTGCCTCAGATTGTGATTCTTGCTCTATGGATTGCCTCATCAGTTATAATGCCGACCAGTTGGTTAAAGACCGATTCAAAGACTGGAACGCAGGAGAATTTGATCTCACATACACAATGCGATCCGTAGGTGAGTATATGCGAGATCAAAAACAACGCAAGGAACTTCTACTTTTTAACTATGGACTTAAAGGACTGGCTCAACTCAATCAATCAGACCAAAAAGAACTTGCTTGATGAAGATCCTACTCTTGAAAGAGAATATCCTCCATATATTGTCAACCGTTGTTTCTCGGGTCATCTTGATGCGATTATGTTTGCGAATGAGATGAACATTCATAACAACATTCCAAAGAAAATGCAATATGATTTTTATCTAAATAGTCTCAGGAAAAAGAAGAGATTTTCTCCCTGGCTCCGACAAGATAAGATCAAAGATCTTGATTATGTCAAACGTCATTATGGTTATAGTAATGAGAAGGCAAAGCAAGCACTACGAATCTTGACAAAGGAACAACTTACATTTATTAAATCAAAATTTGATACTGGAGGAACAAGATGAGTGTCGTTCAAGAACCTGAAGTGAAGTGGTCACCTGAACAAATGGTTGAAGTGGTTCTTGGGGAACCTGACGACTTTTTGAAAGTGCGTGAGACTTTGACCCGTATTGGAGTCGCTTCTAGAAAAGAGAAAAAGATTTATCAGTCATGTCATATTCTGCATAAGCAGGGTAGATATTATCTGGTGCATTTTAAAGAGTTGTTTGCTCTTGATGGTAAACACGCCAACCTAACGTTGAATGATGTCCAGCGTCGTAATCGTATTGCACAACTTCTGGCAGATTGGGGTTTGGTAGAAGTTGTGGATGTGGAAAAAATTCAACAGATTTCTCCGTTGAATCAGATTAAAGTGTTGGCATATAAGGATAAGCAAGATTGGATTCTTGAAACTAAGTACAATATTGGGGCGAAGAAGAAGAAGGTAGAAGAAACCGAATAAGATTTGGAGAGGGGTTACGACTCCTCTTTTTTTATGCTTTGTTATAAATAAGTATGGATGCCTTCGGGGTCCACAAAACACAAACTCGCTTTTAAAGGAGCTACAATAACCATGGGGAACTTAATGAAGTTTCATACGAAGGATCTGCCTGAGCTGATGGATCGTATAAATAGATACAGCATCGGCATGGATGATTATTTTGCCCGCCTCTCAACTCTACATGAGACGCAAAGTAATTACCCACCATACAACCTAGTTGAATTAAGCAACGTAGAATATCGCTTAGAACTAGCTCTCGCAGGATTTAAAAAAGAAGAAATCAATGTCTACACACAAGACAGTAAACTCTTTGTCGAAGGACGAAGGGAGGATACTGAACCCCCCGCAGAATACCTCCATAGAGGAATGGCTCAACGATCTTTCACCAGAACTTGGAATCTATCAGATCAGACGGAAGTTAGATCAGTTACATTTGAGGATGGGTTACTTTCGGTAATTCTTGGCAAGGTAGTTCCTGATCATCATCAGAAAAAAGTATGGTTCTGATACCCTAACTAATTTTTGATACGGTTGATACAGAAGTGTATTACTATGATACACTATACTCTATATAATTATGTAATTGATTAGGAGGCATTAATGAACTTCACTACCACTGCTTTAGCAGCGGGCACTCTAATTACTATTTTTATTGGAGTTCCTATTACTACATTCGTTTCTTAGAATATGGAAATCTTAGCAACTCTTGCCATTTTTGGCGTAGTAATGAGTGGAGCATTTGCACTTACCCCTAAAAAATGAATACTAAATAAAATTGAATATCGTCGTCGCAGAGGACAACTGGCAAAATCCAGTAAGTCCTCTATTTTTTTGGAGATTATTATGAGTTTACAAGTCAACGATTCATTAGTT